CGGGCCAGGTGCGACAGCTGATGCTGTTTACGGAAATGCCAAATGGCAACTCCGAACCTGGACCTTCCGGCTAGAGAAGGAGTTCCCTTCTGGGGATTACCTTCTGCCGAACTACAGGTATTGGAAAGACCTGCAGGTGGTTGACTTCCGTGAACCCGGGCGAGAGTTGCCTGTAAAGGTGACCCTCGTTCCTAAAACGATGAAGACCCCACGGATTATTGCGCAGGAGCCCTCCTGGCAGATGTTCTGTCAGAAGGCCCTGCAACAGTCGTGGTATGACAAGGTGGATTCCGGCCAAGTTCTTTCTGGCCAGTTCCATTGCTTTGAACGGCAAGAACCGAATCGCGAGCTTGCTCGCATCGGGTCCCTTGATCAATCACTAGCGACACTCGATTTGAGTGAAGCTAGCGATCGCGTCTCCATTGCCCTGGTGGCTGATATGCTGAGCGACTTTCCGAATTTACGGCGAGCCGTCTTTGCCTGTAGGTCTACCAGGTCACAACTCCCTAAGGGCGAAGAAATTCGCCTATGGAAGTTTGCGTCTATGGGTTCAGCTCTTTGCTTTCCTGTCGAGGCTGCCGTGTTTTTGACAGCGGTTTTCTTCGGTATTGAGCAAGAGCTTAGCGAACCACTCTCGCCTAGGACCGTTTCTCGGTTCTTTGGTCGAGTCCATGTCTACGGGGATGATATTATCGTCCCCCGCGACTTCGTTGCACCTGTTATCAGGAGCCTTGAGCTGTTCGGCTTCAAGGTGAATGCACAAAAGTCTTTCGAAAATGGTTACTTTCGAGAGTCTTGTGGCGCAGAATACTATATGGGCGAGGACGTTTCCATCCTTAAGCTTCGTAGTAGACTGCCGCATAGCAGGCAGGATGTTCGGGAGATCAGCTCGCTGAGTGCTTATAGGAACCTCGCTTACAAGCGGGGCCTGTGGCACCTAGCTTCCCACTGCGACGATATCCTTGAGCGAATACTCAAGTACTATCCAGCAGTAGCTGATACGTCTCCTGTGATTGGGAGGTTTTCTTTTACTG